ATCACTGCTGGGAAGCCGTGCATTATTGAGGCAGACGGCGATGTAGCACAGGTGGCCGCATCTGCGGCGGCGTCAGGCACAGCGGCAGTATTTGAAAGCGCGAGTCTTGTTGACGTAGTGGTTGTTTATGACGCTAACGCTCAAAAGTTTGTTGTAGTCTATAACGATGCAGGCAACTCTTATTACGGAACTGCGATTGTTGGCACAGTAGACCCAAGTAACAACTCAATCAGTTATGGCACTGCTGTTGTATTTGAAAGTGCATCCACTAGCCCCATAGCGGCTACTTTCGACTCATCTAATAACAAGGTAGTCATAGCTTATGGCGATGGGGGTAACTCCAATTATGGCACTGCTATTGTTGGGACAGTCAGTGGTACGTCTATTAGCTTTGGAAGTGCCACTGTATATGAAAGTGCAAACTCTCCCGGGCCATCAATCACGTATGATGCTAACGCTGGAAAGGTGGTAATTGCCTACACCGATAATGGCAACTCTAATTACGGTACTTCTATTGTTGGAACAGTAAGCGGAACCTCAATTAGTTTTGGCACAGCGGTCGTATTTGAAAGCGCCTCGACTGAGTATACAGGCATTGCTTACGACTCTGACAGTCAAAAGGTAGTAATTGGTTATCGAGATGGCGGTAACTCAAATGCGGGAACAGCCATTGTAGGAACGGTATCTGGCACATCTATTAGTTTTGGCAGTGCCGCAGTATTTGATACCGCAAACTCTATCCGCATAGCGGTTAGTTATGATTCTAGCGCACAAAAAATTGTTATAGCGTATAGGGATAGCGGCTCTGACGATGAGGGGATGGCCGTTGTTGGAACAGTAAGTGGAACTTCTATTAGCTTTGGCACCCCCGCAGAGTTTGACGCCAAATCTGATTATGTTAATTCTGTTTACAATACCACCGATCAAAAAGTGATCATTGCTTATCAGGACAGGGCAGACAATTACGGAAAGGCTGTTGAGTGCACTATAAGCGGCACTTCAATCAGCTTTACCACTCCTTTTACCTTTGCGACCGCAAATATCACCTATTTGGGGGCGGCTTACGATTCCAATGCAAACAGAACTGTCTTGGGTTACAGAGATGGCGACAACTCAGATTATGGCACGGCTGTTGTTTTTGCGGCGTCATCAACAAACCTTACCTCAGAAAACTTCATTGGCTTTGCAGAAAATGACTGCACCGACAATGGCTTGGCGACCATTCAGCTAGGCGGGTCAGTCAACGATAAACAGAGCAGCTTGACCGCAGGGCAAACGTATTTTGTGCAGACTGATGGCACAATAGGCACAAGTGCCGACTCGCCATCTGTGACAGCAGGCACAGCAGTTTCAGCAACAGAAATATTAGTAAAGGGCTAAACGATGAAAACTATCACCGAAAATTCAACCAAGCTGTCTAAGTATCTGCTGGAGGACAGCAAAGCAGTGGACATGGGTTCTGACAAGATTACGATTGGCGACCCGTCCTCACCGGATTTTTACATTGCTGATCTTAACTCCAGCAATGCCACGCTGACGGAAAACGTGACGGATGCGCCAGAAAACTGGTCTGGGAACCGCTACACTTACGATCCTGCAGCGGACCCTAAGTGGGTCGCAAATCCCGATTGGGTTGATCCTAACGCCTGATAGAAAACTTACAGGGAGAGGCAACAATGCTGAGTGAACGCCATTTGGCTGGTACTTGTTATGGACACATGGGTTTACAGTTATGTGCCGGGCACCTACCAACTGGCGGGGTATCGGCTTTGCGTCTATAAAAAATACCACCAGGAGTCGGAAGAGCGCTTCCGATATCACATCCCCTATGTCCACTGGCAGCGCTGTCCTCCGTATGTCTATCGGGAGGTGGCAGAGTGATCGATCCCATCACTGCCGCCAGCCTGGCGACGAGCGCTTTCACCGGGGTAAAAAAATTCATAGAGGCCGGCAAGAGTGTAGAAGACACCATGATGGTAGTCGCGCGGTGGCAGGGGCACATAAGCGACTTCGCTTGGTCTGTAAAACGAGAGCAGAAAAAAAGCCTCAATCCATTCAAGACCGTGACTTTCAGCGAATCCTGCAGTACATTAATCTAGCGTATGGCAAACAGGGCTTACAGGAATATCGAGCTCTGGTCGAAGAGGTAAAGCAGCGGCGCCAGGCAGAGGTGTATGCCGCTGCAGAGCGCGCGGACTTCGTAAAGAAAATGATGATGCTTGTGCCGTTATTAGGTCTTGCAGTGTATTTAATTATCTTTATCATCAAGTCAATCAAATAGAGGGTAAGGTCATGCAGGGAGTGATCATTGAGTTTACGCCCGGAGAAAAGAGGGTGATTGATAGGTCTTTGGCGGTTATTAGGCGCGCAAAGAGTAAGTCGCAAAGTATCTTAGCCTTTGCCTGGGACGTAAGTGACGCCTGTAGTCAGTTCTTGAGCACCCTCTTTGGAGGGATGCCGGGACAAACTCTGGCCTCAAGAGCAGGCCGAAATAAACACCTTCCCTTCTGGAACGCTCTGCGCAAGTTGCTGAATTTGCTCTTCAGTCCCCGCACGAAGGCGCACTGTGAGCGCGCGATACAGCGAGATCTAGAGCGATCGAAAGCAATATTATCTATCAGAAAGCCTTACTACCGGCAGGGAGTCTGATCATGGGCGAGGATATGAAACAGGTTGTAGACACTTTTTCAGTGGCCACTATGATGGGCACGGTAGCAGGACTTTTACCAGCTATTGCAGCATTGGTGACGATTGTGTGGACTGCGATAAGGATTTGGGAAACCGATACCGTGCAGGATCTTTTTCAGAAACGGAGAAAGCGCGACAAGAAAGGCCGTTTTGTAAAGGAGGATGACTGATGCTCCAAGCATTGATCGGCCCGGTCACAAGCCTGCTTGACAAGTTTATTCCAGACGCGGATGAGAAGGCGAAGCTGGCCCACAGCATCGCCACCATGTCAGAACGACATGCCCAGGAGATCGCGCTTCAGCAGATCGAGGTACTAAAGCTCGATGCCAAGGGAAACTGGTTTCAATCGAGTTGGCGCCCCTTAGCCGGATACACGACTGTTCTTGGGCTAATGGTCAACTTTTTGATTTCTCCCATCGCCGCAGGATTTGGAGTGGATATACCGCAGGCGGACGCCGGCGTGATGATGCCTCTCCTCTTGGGAATGTTGGGTTTGGGTGGCGCTCGTTCATGGGAACGTGTCAAGGGCGTCGGGAAATGAAATGCTACTCATGTCAGGGCGAGCTGATATGGGGCGGAGATCACGACATCGACGAAGAAGACGAAGAACACGCGATAGTTACTAATTTATCGTGCCCTACCTGCAACGCTTTTGTTGTCGTTTACTGGGGCAGCAAAGAAAAAGAAGATGTCGCCTGAGACACTAGATCGGTGGAGACTTATTCCTCGCCTGGTGATGGTTTGTGTGCTGCTGTTCACCTACCGGGTCGTGGAGTGGTATATGGGCCTGGAGACCCCGACTACTCAACAAACCTCCCTGGTGGCAACTATGACCGGGTGCCTCACTGGTAGCTTTGGGCTATTTTTGGGTTCTGGGAAAAAAGAATGAGAACAGGCAGTCAAGGTGTAGCACTCATCAAAAAGTTTGAGGGGTGTGAGCTCCAGGCATACCAATGCAGCGCGGACGTCTGGACCATTGGGTATGGTCACACTCGTGGTGTGCGAGAAGGTGATGAGATCTCGGAGGATAAGGCAGAATATCTGCTGCTAGAAGACCTCAAACATTTTGAAAAATATGTAGATCAACTCGTTACTGTTAGCCTTAATCAAGACCAATTTGACGCCCTGGTCGCCTGGACCTTCAACCTGGGGCCCACGAACCTCAAAGAAAGCACGTTGCTTTTGCGCCTTAATGATGGCCAATACGATGACGTGCCTGCACAGATGGCCCGTTGGAACCGCAGTAATGGCGAGGTTTTAGCCGGGCTTACGAGGCGCCGCAAGGCAGAAGGTCTCCTATTCCAAGGGCTTGATTGGCAGGATGTCTAATCTAGCGCTAAAAGACTTCGATATACTTAGCGATCAAGATAAGCAAGAAGCTCTAGCACTGCTTGATCGGTATAAATCTTTAGAAAAACAAGAGGAATGCCAGAAAGACTTCATTCAGTTTGTTAAGAGTCAGTGGCCCGGGTTTATTGAGGGTCGGCATCACCGCATCATTGGGGAAAAGTTTAATAAGATCGCAGCAGGTAAGCTCAAGCGCCTTATTGTGTGTCTACCTCCGCGTCACACAAAAAGTGAGTTTGCGTCCACTTTTTTTCCCGCCTGGATGATGGGGTTGCGCGGCGATCTCAAAATTATTCAAACGACGCACACCGCGGAACTAGCCGTGCGCTTTGGCCGGCGTGTAAGAAACATCATCGATAGCAGCGAATATCAACAGGTTTTCCCCAGCCTAAAGCTGCAGGCCGATAACAAGTCAGCTGGCCGCTGGACCACTAACCAGGGCGGCGAATCATTTTACGCCGGTGTTGGCGGCGCAATCACGGGTCGAGGCGCAGACCTTTTGATAATTGACGATCCGGTCTCAGAGCAAGATGCGCTCAGTCCGACTGCAATGGATTCAGTATACGAATGGTATACGTCAGGGCCCCGTCAGCGTTTGCAGCCTGGCGGCATCATCGTGATTGTAATGACCCGCTGGAGCACTAAAGATCTAGTGGGTAAAGTTCTGAAAAAACAGGGAGATGACTACGCTGATCAGTGGGATCTCGTGGAATTCCCAGCGATTATGCCGGAGTCCGAAACGCCGCTTTGGCCAGAGTTTTGGCAGAAAGAGGAGCTTTTGTCAGTCAAGGCGAGCTTACCTATTAGCAAATGGAATTCGCAATGGATGCAAGATCCGACCGCGGAAGAGGGGTCGATTGTCAAACGCGAGTGGTGGAACGCATGGGAGGCAGAGTATGTCCCCGAATATTCTTATGTTATTCAAAGCTATGACACGGCGTTTAGCAAAAAAGACAGCGCTGATTTCTCGGCAGTAACGACCTGGGGCGTGTTTAAGCCGCGAGACGGAGACCCAGACGCAATCATTCTGCTAGACGCAAAGCGTGTGCGTATGGATTTTCCCGAGTTGAAAAAAATGGCCTGGGAGGAATACAAATACTGGGAGCCTGATTGCGTACTGATTGAGCAGAAGGCATCTGGCACTCCGCTTACCCAAGAGCTGCGGCGGATGGGCATTCCAGTCACAAGCTACACGCCGTCTCGAGGTCAAGATAAGGTTGCCCGAATGAATAGTGTGGCACCCATTTTTGAGAGTGGTATGGTGTGGGCTCCAGACCATGTTTTTGCAGAAGAGGTGATTGAGGAACTAGCCGCTTTTCCTTTTGGCGAGCATGACGATTATTGTGACTCTGCCACTATGGCTCTTATGCGGTTCCGCCAGGGTGGATTTTTGCAGCTGGAATCCGACGAAAACATGGAGATGCATCCGCTGCGGCGCGACAGACAGGTATATTACTAATGGCTATTGAAAGACAAGGCGTAGATGATCCCGCCGTAATTCCTTTGGGTAGGGCGATGGAAGTCACACCAGAGCCCTCCAGAGATGATCTGGTCCGCCAGGCGGTCGAGGTGCTGGTGACAGAGGACGGCGTCCTGGTCGATGATGAGATTGATGCAGCGCCGGCCCCCTTGCCTGCTGAAGCTTTTGACGCCAACTTAGCCGACAGCATCCCGCAAATAGAGCTCATGGGTATTGCCAAAGAGCTACTGACCTCCATTGAAGCCGACAAAGAATCGCGAGCAGAGTGGGAAAAAACCTACGTCGATGGGCTCAAGTACCTGGGTATGAAATTCGATGAAATGCGCAGCACGCCCTTCCAGGGGTCCAGCGGAGTCATCCACCCAATACTCGCAGAGGCCGTCACGCAGTTTCAGGCCCAGGCGTACAAAGAAATGCTGCCTGCACGCGGCCCAGTCAAGACTGAGATTGTTGGCGCCCGCACGCCAGAAGTAGAGGCCCAGGCGGATCGAATTGCAGAGTTTATGAATTTTTATCTGCTTAACGTGTGTGAAGAGTACGATCCAGAGCTGGACCAAATGCTGTTTTTCTTACCCCTGGCAGGCAGCGCGTTTAAAAAGGTTTATTACGATACCGCCAAAAACAAGGCGGCGAGCAAGTTTATACAGCCACAAGACCTGATTGTCCCTTACGAAGCCACCGATATTTTTACTGCAGAGCGCGTGACGCATGTTGTGGAGATGTCGAGCAACGAGATTAGAAAGCTGCAGCTGTCTGGATTTTACTCAGATGTCTCGATAAAAGATGGTCCTTACGGCCAGGACCGGGATGAGATTGAAGAGCAGATAGACGCTATCGAAGGGATTGAGCCTAGTTATCAGAATAGTCGGGATCACTTGATCTATGAAGTGCACACCGTGCTGGACCTCCCGGGTTATGAAGACTTAGGTGCGGATGGACAGCCCACTGGGCTAAAGCTGCCTTACATACTGACGATCGATGAGAACAGTCAAAAAGTGCTGTCGATCAGGCGGAACTACAGAGAAGACGATCCGTTCAAAGCCAAGATCAATTATTTTGTGCAGTTTAAGTTTCTGCCTGGCCTCGGGTTTTACGGCTTGGGCCTAAGTCACATGATTGGCGGCATCGCCAAAGCCAGCACCTCAATACTGCGGCAGCTGATTGACGCGGGCACTCTGGCCAATTTACCGGCGGGCTTTAAGGCCCGGGGCATGCGAATACGAGATGAGGACGAGCCACTGCAGCCAGGCGAGTTTCGGGACATCGACACGACCGGCGGTAACCTCCGAGAAAACCTGATACCTCTGCCGATCAAAGAACCCAGCAATGTATTGATGAGCCTACTAGGGCTCCTGGTGGACTCAGGCAAGCGTTTTGCTTCCATCGCCGACATGAACGTGGGCGACATGAATCAGGCGATGCCCGTGGGAACGACGGTGGCACTATTGGAGCGCGGGACCAAAGTGATGTCCGCGATCCACAAGCGATTACATTACAGCCAGCGCGTCGAGTTTCAGCTGCTGGCGCGTGTGTTCGGAGAGTTTCTGCCGCCCTCTTACCCCTACGCCACAGGATCCGGTCCACAAGAGATAAAAGCTGCTGACTTCGACGGCCGTGTCGATGTGTTCCCTGTAAGCGACCCCAATATTTTTTCACAAAGCCAGCGCATTACGATGGCGCAAGAACTGCTCCAGCTGGTGCAATCGAATCCTCAGGTGCATGGCCCCCAGGGCATATATGAGGCGTACCGCCGGATGTACAACGCACTTGGCGTCGATAACGTAGAAAGTTTGCTGCAGCCCCCGGCCCCACCTCCGCAACCGATGCCAATGGACGCCGGCATAGAAAACGCAGGACTCCTAGCGGGTCAGCCGCAACAGGCTTTCCCCGGGCAAAACCATAGGGCGCATATTGACGTGCACCGCTCTCTGTTTTTGACAGAGATCGTCAAACAAACGCCCGCGATCCAGGCTCTAATTATTTCGCATTGCATGCAGCATTTACAGTTTATGGCTACAGAGATGGCTGCAGAACAGCTGCCGCCTGAGCTTCAGCAGCAAATGGCCCAGCTCGAGCAGGCGGTCATGTCGGGGCAGCTACCGATGGAGGCCGCGCAACCTCTGCAACAGCAAGTGATGCAGGTGCAAGAGCAAATATCCTCGCCAATCCTCGCAGAGCTCACGCAGGACTTCTTGCTGAGCATAGGCCAGGCATCCGAGCAGGATCCGTTGGTGGCTATTCGACAGCGCGAATTGGATATCCGAGAAGCAGAAATGCAGCAAGACGCAAAAGAGTTTGACGCCAAGGAAGACGCGAGAGCTCAAGAAAAGCTGCTAGAGAGAGAGCTTGCTCGCGAGCGTTTGAGCGTACAGAAAGACATTAATGACGAAAAAATGGATCTAGCCATCCAAAGACTGGCGCAGCAGGCAGATCTCAAGATGTTAGAGTTGCAGGCAAAGTTTGGTTTCAGAGTGTAGGAGAGAATCATGCCACTGAAAAAAGGTAAGTCGCAGAAAGCTATCAGCGACAACATCAAGACTGAAATGAAAAGCGGAAAGCCTCACAAGCAGGCGGTTGCGATTGCGATGAGGACCGCAAAAATGGCGGGCGGCGGCGAGGTCAAGCGAACTCGCAAGAAAATTAAAGGCGGCGGCGCTGCTACGAAAGGTTTGTTTTTCTACGAGATTGACTGATGGATGATGTCGGGTTAGCCAATCGCGTGCGTTCTATCATGCGCGAAAGAGAAAAGCTGATTAATGAAATGCTTATGTCGGGTGCACTCCGTGACATGGAGCAGTATAAAGTTGCAATCGGAGAGCTGACCGCGTTAGCATTGATCGAAGAAACCATAAAGCAATTTTTTAAGGAGTGAACATGCTGGCAGATAAGGCTTATGTCGAATCCGACAAGCTGGTGCTAGATCCAAGTCTACTAGACAAATCTGCAATAGAGCGCATGCCCGACCCTTCCGGGTGGCGTATGTTGGTGCTTCCGTATTTTGGTCAACCAAAAAGCAAAGGGGGCATACACCTGACTAAAGCCACGCTGGACCGAGAGAGCCTAGCGACGGTGGTGGCTTATGTTGTAAAAATGGGCCCCCTGTGTTTCAACGACAAAGAAAAATATGGACCCGAGCCCTGGTGCGCAGAAAAGCAATGGGTGCTTATTGGCCGCTATTCGGGATCTCGGTTTAGGCTTGAAGACGGCGCAGAAGTTCGCATTATCAATGACGATGAAGTTATTGGAACCATCCTTAACCCAGATGACATAGTGAGTCTCATATGAACGATCAAACCGCAGCCGCACCAGTAGAAGAAGATATTGAGATCGAAATCACCAACGATTTGCCGGAGCCCGATCAGGAGCTCGATCGACATACTAAAAATGTCTCTAAGCGCGTCAACAAGCTGAATCAAAGAGCGAGAGAGGCAGAAGAGCGAACAGCTCAATATGCAAACGCCTTGCAGCAAAAAGAAAATGAACTGCAGCAAATGAGGGGTCTATTTGCTCAGCAGAGCCAGGCAACCCTTACAGCAGAAGAGCAAAAAATAAAAGCCCAAGAAGCGCAAGTCGATGATATTTATAAAAAAGCGGTGGAGTCGAACGACCCCGAATTAATGTCGAAGGCAACCACTTTAAAAAATGACATCGCGATTAAGAAAGAAAAAATAAATGTTGCAAAGTCTCAATATGAGGCTGCGCAGCAGCCGGTCGTAGATCAAAGTCAATATCAAGCCTATCAAGAGGCCCCTCAACAGGAGGCGCCTAGGCCAGAGCCTACGGAAGAAGCAAAAGACTGGTGGTCAAGGAATCCTTGGTTTGGCGATGCCTCCAGCGAGGAGACGATACAGGCAACAAAATTTGCTGCAGATACTCACACATATTTAATCCATGAGGGATTTGAGCCAGACAGCGAAGAGTACTATGATGAACTGGATAAACGCATTAGCAAAAGATTTGCTGATGTGGTGGAGAGCGGAAAAGCTCGACGCCAGGTCGCGCAAGATGACGTTCAGCCTACCGTGCAACGGGTTGCGTCAGCCACTTCAAGTGGTCGATCACAAACACGAGGCGAGAAGAGCGGTGTTCGTTTTTCGGAAAGCGAGCTCGCGCGTCTGAAGTCTCTAAAGCCGCACAATATGGAACTTGATGATTTCATAAAACGTGCAGCAAGAGAGAAGCTGAAAATAGAGCAGCGAGGACAGCGATAATGGCAGAAGCGAAAAACACACGTTCGAGTCGTGACACTGGGACGCACGATAAACAGTCCCGCAGACAGCCCTGGAGGCCAGTCCGCAAACTAGAAGCTCCCCCGGCGCCCCCTGGATTTATTTACAGGTGGATTCGAGAGAGCATGCTTGGAGATATGGATGCAGCAAATGTCAGCCGTAGGCTGCGAGAAGGCTGGGAGTTAGTGAAGTCTACTGACCTGCCCGCTGAGCTTCGTCCACTGTTTCCGGCGCTGGAAAGCGGCAGGCACGAGGGTGTTGTCCACAACGAGGGACTGCTTTTGGCGAAAATGCCACAGGAAACCGTCGATGAGCGTAATGATCATTACGCCCAGAAAAACGTGGAAGCAATAGAGGCGCTGGATAACAACGTCTTTAATGAAGCTGCGCGAGATGGTCGCTATGTGAAATTTGATCCAAAGAGGAGCAGTTCCGTCACCTTTGGCAAGCAGTAAATAGGAGAAAGACATGGCGAATAAAGACGCTGCGTTTGGCTTGAAACCTGCTCGAATGATGGGTGGCGCTCCGTTTAGTGGAGGACAATCACGGTATCGAATCGCAAACAACCAGTCGGGTGCAATTTTCCAAGGAGACTTGGTCAAGCAGCTCACTGGTGGCACTGTTTCTCGAGCCGCGGCTTCTTCCACTGTACCTGTAGTCGGCGTTTTCAACGGCGTGCAGTACACGGACCCAACCAGCAAAGAGACGGTTTTTGCAAATCACTATCCCGGCAGTGTAGCCGCGGATGACATCATCGCTTTCATCGTAGATGACCCCAACGTCGTATTTGAAGTGCAGGCCGATGACACCTTCCCGGTGGCAGACCTGTTCGGCAACTTCGACATTGTTGATCAGTCAACGACTGGCGATACAACCTCTGGCCGATCTAACGTCGAGCTTGACGTGACAACTGGTGCGACAACCACCACGCTGCCACTGAAAGCTATAGACATTAGCCAGGATCCCGATAACTCTGACGTTGCAAGTGCCAACACCAATGTAATGGTTGTAATTCAAAACCATATCATGGGTGTGAAAGGCGCTGGCTTAGCTTGAGGAGGCTGACTAATGGCGATTTCTAGAGCGCAACTAGCGAAAGAACTCGAACCAGGACTCAACGCCTTGTTCGGGCTTTCATACGATCAATACACCAATGAGTATGAGGAAATCTTCGCTATCGAAGATAGTGAGAGAGCCTTTGAGGAAGAGGTGTTAATCAGCGGGTTTGGAAGTGCGCCTGTGAAGACGGAGGGAGCTGGTGTTGCATTTGACACGGCGACTGAAGGTTTCACTGCTCGTTATACGCACGATACGATTGCTTTGGCGTTCAGTCTTACCTCTGAAGCAATTGAGGACAACCTGTACGACTCCCTGGGACGTCGTTATACGAAGGCGCTTGCGCATTCAATGGCGAACACCAAGGAAGTAAAGGGTGCAGACGTACTGAACAACGGCTTCAACAGTAGCTTCGCTATTGGCGATGGTCAGCCACTGTTCTCCACTGCGCATCCGCTCTCAGGTGGCGGCACATTAGCTAACCGTGCTGTCACTATGGCAGACCTCAATGAGACCTCCCTCGAGGACGCATTGATCGACATCAGCACCTTTACTGATGATCGCGGTCTTACCATTTCTGTGAGAGCCACTAAGCTGGTTGTCCCACCGCAGCTTGTGTTTGTTGCTGACCGTATTCTGAACTCTACCCTGAGATCAGGAACCGCGGACAACGACATCAACGCAATCCGCAACACCGGCGTGCTGCCTGGTGGCTACACGGTAAATCACTACCTCAGTGACCCTGATGCTTACTTCATTTTGACCTCGGTCACTGAAGCAGGCGAAGGTCTGAAGATGTTCCAGAGAACCGCTATGGAAACCTCAATGGAGCCTGACTTCAGCACTGATAACGTGCGTTATCGTGCGCGCGAGCGATATTCTTTCGGGGTGTCAGACCCCCGCGGGGCATATGGCTCACAAGGTGCGTAAAGGAGAGTTTTCTCCGAGAAGGGGCTTCGGCCCCTTTTTTTTATTCTCTGTATTGATACACTGCAAAGGTCTTATGGTCCCCGCATGGTGCGGTGACTGGTTCAAAGGAGAACTGTAATGACTACTCACTTTACTTCTGGCGTCACCAACGTCGGCGCTGGCAGCACCCTGGGCCGCGCAAAAATGCCGGCACCAGCTAAATACCACGTTTATCACAACGACTTCGACACCTATCTAGCGTCGGACTGGACAATCACCACCACCGAGGGTGGCTCGGGCAATGCCTCAGAGGCTCTCGGAGATGGGGACGGCGGCTTGTTAGTGATCACTAACGACGATGCCGACAACGACAACGATTTTCTGCAGCTGACTAAAGAAGGCTTTAAGTACGAGGCCGGGAAGCAGCTGGCCTTTAACGCACGTTTTAAGACCTCAGACGCTGATGCCTCTGACGTGGTCATGGGATTACAGATCACAGACACCAGCCCGCTGGATGTCTCTGATGGGATCTTTTTCCTGCTGACCGATGGCTCTACCACACTCACTTTTATCGTGGAAAAGGACGGCACCCAAAGCACTCTGGATCTACCTGCTGCAATGGCCGATGATACCTTTATGACTGTTGGCTTCATGTGGGATCCAAGAGATCAGAAATTTCACGTCTATCAAAACAACGCTGAAGTTGGCACGGTGGCGTCAACTAACGCGCCCGACGATGAGGAATTAACCGTGTCTTTCGGTATCCAGAACGGCGCAGCCGCTGCAAAGGTACTGACGGTCGATTACATCACAGCGATGAAAGAGCGCACTGCCAACACTGAGCTCTAATCAAGGGGGTCCAAAATGGCAGACGCTGTCACATCTCAAACAATTCAAGACGGTGAACGTAAAGCCGTCTTGAAATTTACCAACGCCAGTGATGGCACCGGCGAGTCCGCTGTCAAAAAGGTGGATGTATCTGCTTTGGAGAGCAACACTCGCGGAGAGGCTTGCACCGCTGTCACTATCAACAAGATCTGGTGGCAATGCACTGGCATGTCCGTAAAAATTGAGTTCGATGCGTCGAGCAATGTTTTGGCTATTGGCTTGTCTGAGAACTCAAACGGTCACCATGATTACTCCAACTTTTCTGGCATCCCAAATAACGCGGGCTCTGGAAAGACCGGAGACCTTGACTTCACGACCGTGGGCCACTCAAGTGGTGATAGTTATATGATCATTCTCGAATTGATCAAAAGCTATGGCTGATGTCAAAGATGTCAAACGCACCAAGGGGGGCTCGCTCGTTTATCGAGGCGAGCGCTTCCCTGGTTATAACAAGCAGGTACGCACACCTGGGGCAAACAAAAAGTTTAAGGTTCTCGCAAAAAAAGGGGACCAGGTAAAGATTGTGAGATATGGCGATCCCAACATGACGATCAAAAAAGATCAGCCTGGGCGCCGTAAGAATTTTCGAGCCCGTCACAACTGTGATGCGGTAGAAAAGAAAAAAGATGTTTTTGCTGCCAGCTACTGGTCTTGCAAGAATTGGTAGTCATAATTATAGGGTGATGCCATGAGCATGATGGACAATTTTTACAGATTACTCAAGCCCATTGCGGATAACTATTCCAATCCGCGCACAGCAGCGGCAGGCATTATCGGTCTTTTTAATCCCGGCCTTGGTATGGCATTGAGATACGGGCCAGAGATAGTCTCCGTGTTGCAAGGGCCTTATCAAGCGGGCGGGGGCTCAGGACTAGGCGCTCGCGGTGGCTCATCCGGTGGCATGAGCGGCATGGTTCCCTCAAGCCTCGCAGGAAACCCGGGCGGTGTAGGGGGAAAACACGGTTTACCTCTCAGCGATTTGACTCAGTATCTTCAACGAGGCCGTGCATTGGACGATTCAGACATAAAGGGAAATATTCCTACGATGAATAAAGGCGGAGAGGTGCAGTTGCTTAATCCAAACATGCCACCGGGTCCGCGGAACCCATACCTTCCCACAAGAGTCGCGCCACCTACTGGCATGACGTATGGCAGCAACGATGACTTAATCAGAGCTGCTCCATCTCGCGGCGTGGGTAGCTTGGGTGACATACTGCAAATGCTTAATCAAGGCAGAGGCAGGGGGCGGAGAGGGAATCCGATAATACCGCCAGGAAAACGGCCGACACTTCTTCCGATGACTAGCACAGTAGATTCTGTTCAAGGGTTCATTCCGAAACCTTACAATCCGCCCGGGATGCAAGAAGGCGGAACTGTCAGGACAGGTCAATTTATCGACGCGAACAACAACGGCATTGATGACCGCGATGAAATTGTGGATGAAAGAATTCCTGTTTATGCTGGTGGCACACCAGGGTTCTATGACGGCGGGTTTGGACAAGATCGTGTGGGGATGCCTGTCGCCTCCGCTCCTCCTAGCACCCAAGAGTCTTTGTTTGGCCCAGACGCTTCTGCTGTAATGAAAGAAGCAATGCTTGAGTATGGCGGCTCTCGCAGCCCTTATGAGGGTTTTGCAGAGTACTTCAGTCGACCTGTATACGATCGCTCCACACCTCAGGCACCGCCGGAATCTGCTCCTATGCCCGACCCTGTTCTCGGCGCCGACGATCCGAGAGCTAATCTTGATGATCGTATCGCGCAGCTGATGGACCCTGGTAGGCAAGGTCTGACCAGAGAGGAAGCTTTGGAGCAACAATTACGCTCCATCTCTAAGGGTTATGACATCAACAACGACGGCGTTGTGACAAACGCTGAGTTCCAAATGTCGATGAATCCAGACTTCACTGGAGTAGAGTCACGGATTCAAGAGCTGATGGATAGCGGGATGACTCGCCTAGAAGCCTTAGCTAAGCAGAGCTACGGCATTCAGCAGGGCTACGATTTGAATAATGACGGCATGGTCACTAACGCGGAATATGCTGAATTTATGAGAAATCAGCCAGCGGCTGCTACCCCTGCCCCTGAGGCAGCTGCGGAAACAATCGCAGCCACAAGTCCACAGCAAGCCTTCCTCAACACGCTCGGGACGGTTCAAGGGGCCACACAAGCAGCAGACGCATCTCCACCAGTGGCCGACAGCGTGCAGCAGATGATTGACGGCATTCGAGCGCAAGGAATACCGGGCATTTTCGGCGGAAACTTCGATCTGACGGCCCTGCAGCAGCAGATCGCAGACTATCTGGAGTCTATCGGATACCAGGCACCCGGGGCGACTGATCAGCAACAAACCGCTATGCCGGTGCCCGACCGCGCGGTTGTTGACCGAGTTCGCACTCCGGTGATTATGAGGTAGTCATGGCAAAGCGTAAGTTTGCTCCGGTTCCCAAAAATCGAAAAGGCACTCCGCTGAAATATCTAGAGGGATTGAGCGGGTCTGAGAAAAAAGCCAAAGAAGCTGAAATGAAGCGGACGGCCAAGAAAGCCAGGGAGGGTACGTTGACCAAAGCAGAAATGGACCGCATCTCAAAAGAGCGTGCAGCCAGAGGAATGAAGAAAGGTGGCTCAGCTAAGAAGGGCGGCGGTGGTACGCCGGCGTGCGTCAAGAAGCACGCGAAAAGCAGCGGCAAATCAGTTTCTACACTCAATAAGGTTTACAAGCGCGGTCTTGGCGCTTATTACAGTAGCGGCTCTCGTAACGTCCCCGCCAGTGCATGGGCCTGCGGAAGAGTCCGATCCTTTGCAACTGGAAAGGGCGGTGCGCGTAAGGCAGACGCTGACCTTCTGAAAAAGAAAGCGGGAGGCAGCGTGGAGTTTGATGCAAAGAAATCTGACCTTAACAAGGATGGCAAGATCAGTAAGTACGAGCGAAAGCGTGGCGAGGCGATCGCCCGCAATATGCGTAACGGTGGGATGGTAGAGCTCCAGGCTCGAGGCTGCGGCGCCATGATGAATGCTAAGCGCAAGACCACCCGGGTTCCCAAATAACTGGAGACTGAATCGTGAAGAGAAAAGCTAAAGGTATGAAGGAAGGCGGTGCAACTGGATCGATTCTAGAAAAAATGAACAAGCCTTTTTTCGAGGTTGATGAACTGCCCAAGGCTCAACGAGAGAAGGTCAAAAAATTATTGGGTAATGCGGTGGATAAATCGTTTGAATCCCTTACTAAATCAGAAGTGGATAAGCTAATGAAAGAGCTAGGGCTAATGCCTCGCAAGGGCCCAGCTAAACCGCCTAGCAAATCAGACATGAAGACATTGGAGGATCGGATGAAAAGGGCGAAGAAAAAAATGAAGGGCGGTGCCATGAAAACCAAGGGCATGAAGAAAGGCGGTGCCATGAAAACCAAGGGCATGAAGAAAGGCGGCGCTATGAAGTCCAAAGGTTACGCTAAAGGCGGTGCCATGAAGACTAAGGGCATGGCCAAAGGCGGCATGATGAAAACTAAAGGCATGGCCAAGGGCGGTATGATGAAGTCCAAGGGCATGGCCAAGGGTGGCGCCATGAAAACCAAGGGCGGCAACAAGGGCGGCGTGAAGCGGAACATGCGTCCACCGTCAAGTTCGAAGAGCGGCCTTTACGGGAGATAGATGGCATATTTGCAAAGTAACGTACCCCATTTCAAATGCTGGGTGCGCAGGGAATACACGCATAACCATCAAAAGTATCACGGCGAGTTCATCCACGCGATGGCGATCGCCGTGACTACGATGCCGACGCGGTGCTTGAGTTTTCAGCTGATATTCACCGGCGCTGAAACTTATGACGATGATGATGAGCCTAACGTACATGGCGGTGCCATGTGGGCGCGCATGCCTATTACGGCATTGGTGGGTGACACGGCCTTAGAGGAGTGGCCCGAGCCGATGCCTGTCTGGGCAGCGCAGCCTTGGGACTGCAGCTCCCACCATCATGCTGTATATGTCCTTGATAGAGCCACGCCGTGCCCCTGGCTGGCGATTATCGACGGTGAAACCTACCCCGCCAAATATTATTTTACGGTGGATTACTCCGAGAACGAAATCGCCGACGATCCAGCGCAGCACAAACAGAGTCATGTGCTCGAGCTGTTAGACGCCGGGCCCTGGACGGGTAACATTGTGGCGCTGCCCAATAATCGCGTGAGGGTCACACACCCCGCCTGGTTTGAGACAGGCGAGGGGGCGCCTGACTTCCGCCCGTCACAACATATCCATTACAGCAAAAGTGACTTAGACTACACTCTCGATGTAAATCAGATTTTCAACAATCTGTACGCGGAGCAAGAAAATGAGTGAGCTGACAATCGCTGCCAAAAGGAAAATGATCGCCGAGTTACGCAAAGCATCCAAGCTTCATGCAGGACAGGCTGATCGCCTAGAAAAAACCCTGCCAAAAAAGAAAACCAAAAAGGGTAAATAGCCGTGGCCACGAGCGGAAGCAAGGACTTTGAGCTTGACGTTGCAGATTACGTCGAAGAGGCGTTTGAGCGCTGCGGACTAGAGCTTAGGACCGGGTATGACCTCAAGACCGCTCAAAGGTCGCTGAACTTGATGCTGGCTGAGTGGGCTAATAGAGGACTCAATCAGTGGACGATTAAGGCCAAGACCATCGCGGCGGTGAAGGACACTATCACCTATGAGGTGGACTCCACTACGCCCACCAGCATTATTGACGTGCTAGATGTGTTTGTCCGAGAAACCATATCTGGCACTACAACCGACGTGCCGCTGAGCAAACTGTCGAGAGCCGAGTATGCTCACATCTCCACCAAAACAACTACTGGCAAGCCCAATCAATACTTTGTTGACAAGCAGATTAGCCCCACTATCACAGTGTGGCCGGCGCCAGATAAGAACAGCACTTACACCATCCATGTAAACGTGCTCGTGCGAATGGATGACGCAGATGTGGGGTCCGATACCCTTGAAATGCCATTTCGGTTTTACCCGTGCCTAGCAGCTGGTTTGGCATATTACATGGCACTTAAACGCGCGCCGGAGAAGGTGACCCTTCTGAAGCAGCTGTATGAGGAAGAGTTCGAGCGAGCACTGAGCCAGGACCAGAGCAGGGCTTCATTTAAGGTGGCGCCTGATCTTACTATTTACAGGATTGCCTGATGCCATTCGCGCCGGGCAAAAATGCTTATGGCATCTGTGATATTACAGGCTTCCGCTACAAGCTGAAGGACATGAAAAAGACCTGGGACGGCCTGCTGGTGGGCCCAGATCAATGGTCCCCTAAGCACCCGCAATTGATGCCTAAGCCCCCGCCGATTGATCCCCAGGCAGTGCGAGACGCCAGAATTGATCCGTCCGCAGACGGCAACGATGGCAACTTTTTCATGGTGTACACTAACGTTGGCAAAGGCAAACTAGGCACCCAACTGACGCCGTTTGGACTGACGGTTAGCGTAGGGACGGTGACGGTAACAACGACATGAGCTTTACACTTGCAACTCTGAAGACTGCAGTCAAAGATTATTTACAGGTCGATGAGACAACTTTCAACGCCAGCCTAGACACGTTTATCAAAGAAGCTGAGAGCCGCATCTTCAAGCTGGTTCAGCTGCCAGAGCAACGTCAGAACGTAAGCGGCAACGTCACTGCTACCGTCAGGTTCTTGGCGACGCCCTCTGATTTTTTCGCTCCGTTTTCTCTGGCCGTGATCTCAAGTAACAAGTATCACTACCTGGATTACAAGCACCCGTCGTTTATAAAAGAATTTAGCCCTGACACAACGGTGACCGGGCGCCCGCGGTATTACAGTCTGTTCGACAACACTGCTTTTGAGCTATCCCCGGTGCCAGATCAAAGTTACTCGATCGAACTACACTATCTTCATAAGCCACCGTCGCTGACCGTGGGCACCGACTCTGGCAGCACTTTGCTATCCACCGATCATCCCGATCCTTTGTTATACGGCACATTGGTGGAGGCTGCGGTGTTTTTGAAGGAGCCGCCCGATGTTATTGGGAACCTCGAGCAACGGTTCAAGGAAGGCATTGCCAGAATGAAAAATGTGTCTGAGGGCCGCGCCACCAGAGATGAATTCAGATATGACTTGTTGAGGACAGGAGTGACGTAGAGTGTCTAGAATCAGGGATCTAGAAGGCAAGAAAGTAGCAATAATTGGGTTAGGCGCATCACAGATTGATTATGTAATAGGCAGAGAAAACAGCGCTGTCTGGGATGAAGTCTGGTGCATCAACTCGAGTATTTCCGTATTCAAGTGCGATCGGGTCTTTATGATGGACCCAGCGTCGCGCTACCTCGACACAGAGGACGCTGGTAACCAAACCGACGTCATGCGGCGCCTGCTGCCTGACTTTGACCCTGCTATCCCAATCTACTCCTGCGAGCTGGATGAAAGAGTTCCAGCGGTGGTGGAGTATCCCATCAATGATGTGATCGGAGATCAGAAATGCGCATACATGAATACAACTGTGGCGTATGCGATTGCGTTTGCCCTATATAACAAAGTCGGTCACATTGACCTTTATGGCATGGATTTTAGTTATAAGCACAATTTGCATTTCGCAGAGGCCGGGAGGGCGTGTGTAGAGTTCTGGGTTTCTCGCTGCATTAGCAATGGTGTGAGTGTCGGATGCAGCCCCAGGTCCGCGCTACTAGACAGTAATGTCGAGCCGCATGAACGATTATATGGATATCACCGTTTAGATGATCCTCTTCTAGCGACGCCAGATGAGGATGGTCAATGGCTGGTCTGCAAGCGCAGCCAGTTTGCTGAAGCCCAGGCGCAGTACAATTTTCAGAAGGTAGAACTGCCAGCAGCACCGGAGCCATACAAGGGATGATAAGCGCAAACGTAGGAGTAGATGTGGGAACGGTTGGGGTTGCCACCTCAGACAATGGAGGTCACCCACCTGAGTTCTGGGCCAATCGCGCAATAGAGCAAATCGCGGGCATTTCCGAGAATGCTCCCCCACATATACGCCAACAGGCCGAGGCTTTTCGACAGCAGCTATATGAGGTAGTCTTGCGAAATATGAAGAGTGCGATATCAAGTGATCGCACGACTCTGGCGTATCTGTTGAACAGCCAGGGGCACGCTGATCTAGCTAAGATACTGAAGGAGCTCTAATGGCGATCTCAAATGCAGTGGCAAATTCGTTTAAACAAGAGCTTCTTGTAGGCACTCATAATTTTACTGCGAGCTCGGGTAACACTTTCAAACTAGCGTTGTACACATCCTCGGCGACACTAGGCGCCAGCACTACGGCGTTTACAACGAGCCAGGAAGCGTCTGGCACCAACTACACAAGCGGGGGTAACGCCCTTACCAGCGTGACGCCAGTCCTGGCGAGCTCTACTGCGGTGTGCGATTTTGCAGACCTTACCTTTGGCACTGCGACTTTGAGTGGCGTCCGAGGGGCTCTTATCTACAACTCTTCTGCCTCTAACAAAGCGGTTTGTAGCCTGGACTTTGGCGCTGACAAATCTAGTACAGCAGGCAATTTCACAGTTGTTTTCCCCTCTCCGACAGCGACGGGCGCCATCATCCGGTTGGCATAATGTATGCCACTGCAAGCGATAGAGTTCCGGCCGGGGATAGACAAAGAATCCACTGATTATGCGGCGAAGGGCGGCTGGGTCGATGGCAACCTAGTCCGCTTCAGACAAGGGCGCGTGGAAAAAGTCGGTGGCTGGCGCAAGCTTGGAGAGAGCAACTACCTTGGTACTGGCCGCGCATTACACGCGTGGATAGCGCTAGATGGCACCCGATATCTCGGGATCGGCACCACCTTCAAATACTACATCGAGCTAGGCGACGCCTATTATGACGTGACGCCTCTGCGTGTTACCACTGGCGCTGGTGACGTGACCTTTTCCGCTACGAATGGTAGCAGTACGATCACCGTGGCAGACACGGCGCATGGTGCGGTGACGGGCGATTTTGTTACCTTTAGTGGCGCCGCCTCTCTTGGGGGTAACGTGACCGCTGCGGTGCTCAATCAGGAATATCAAATAAGCCTGGTGACCTCGGCAAATGCTTACGAAATCACCGCAAAAGATACAGCCGGCACGACGGTCACGGCTAATGCCAGTGACTCAGGGAACGGCGGCAGTAGCACGGTCGGGGCCTATCAAATCAATACAGGGCTTGATACCTATGTGATCGCCACTGGTTGGGGGGTCGGCACCTGGGGTGCTGGCGGTTGGGGCTCGGCCTCACCGATCTCAAATGTCAATCAGCTGCGAATATGGACACATGACAACTATGGCGAAAACCTGATTATCAATGTCCGAGGTGGCGGCATTTATAGGTGGCTCGAGAGCGATGGCACATCGACACGGGCCGTTGAATTATCTGGTATTAGTGGCGCTAACAAGGTGCCCACAAAAGCGCTGCAGGTAATCACCTCAGAAACTGACAGGCATTTGATTGTGTTAGGCGCCGACCCATTATCTGGCGGTAGCCGGACAGGATCGGTAGATCCGATGCTTATCGCGTTTAGTGATCAAGAAAACGAATTAGAGTTTGAGCCGCTGAACACAAACAGTGCCGGTTCTCTCCGAATATCAAGCGGTAGCTTCATTGTTGGCGGGATAAAAAGCCGCCAAGAAGTGCTCATCTGGACAGACACGAGCCTATACAGCATGCAGTTTATCGGCCCACCACTGACGTTTGCGGTGAACCTGGTCAACGAAGGGGCTGGGCTGATCGGGCCAAAAGCCGCCGTTGCTGCGCCGAATGGCGTGTTCTTCGCGAGTAAGACGGGTTTTTATACCTACACCGGATCCGTACAAAAACTGCCGTGCTCAGTCCAAGAGTATGTTTTTAATGACATCAACCTCGGTCAGGCTTTCAAGTGCCACATGGGATTGAACTCTGAATATGGGGAGATGTGGTTTTTCTACCCTAGTCTTGAGGATGGCACGGGCGAAATCAGTCGATACGTTATTTACAATTATGAGGAGAATCATTGGAGCATAGGGTCTCTCGTGCGCTACTCCTGGCTTGATGCTGGTATTGATGACACGCCTTTTGCCGCGGCTACCACCGATAGCACCCAGTGCATTTTCCAGCATGAGACGGGCTATGACGATAACGAATCGAAAATGTCAGGAGTATTCATTGAGTCTGCTGACATCGACCTCGGTGATGGGGACAACTTTAGTTTTATCAAAGAGGTAGTGCCCGATGTTAAGTTTGTGGTTGATGCAGGCATCAGTAACACGCCGGCAATCAATTTGCTTCTAAAGCGTAGAAACTTCCCTGGCGAGACGCTTGTCACTGACAGCACCACACAGCTGCTCACGAACACCACGTTCAAAAGCCTGCGGAGCAGAGCGCGCCAGGTAGTGCTGCGATTTGCTTCTGACGATGATTTGTCGGACACCGACGCAAAGGGTTACAAGTGGCGCCTTGGCAGCACGCGATTAGAAATACAGCCTAGCGGACGTC